CAACTCAGAAGAAGGAAGAAGTAAAACAAATCGAAGAAAAACTGCAAGTAGAAGAGAGATTTGTAGTTGAATCGGTTCACTTCGCCTTCGATAGAGATCAGATTCTACCGGAATTTGAAAGTACTTTAGACAGCCTAAGCGGCGTTCTGAAAAACCATCCGGAGTGGAGAATCCGAATTGAAGGGCACACCGATGCCATTGGCTCGGAAACCTACAACAGAGAACTCTCCCAGCGCCGGGCTAATGCAGTACGCACCTACCTCTTGAATTCTGGGGTAAACCCAAATCAATTGGTAGAAGCAGTAGGCCTAGGTCTCAGCGACCCGATTGCCGACAATGGCAATGCCGACGGAAGGTTCAGAAATAGAAGGGTAGAGTTTAAATTAGTGAGGTAATCAATGGGCTCAAATTAGTGAAATAATTTGCTGAAAAGTAATTATTGAACTAACGGGAATCTAAAAAGAAATAGCCTGCATTCTTTAAATGGAATGCAGGCTATTTTTGTGTGTGGTGGTGGGAGTAGGATACGCCTTTTTGATAGGTCTGTGCCAATCTTGATCGACGCGGAAACGGCGCAAAACTATGACTATGAATCCAGCATCGATAGGAATACCTATAATCGAATCAAGATTTATCATGACGACAAGAAAGCCGGGGAAAGAAAGGATTTCGTGCATCCGCCGGACAACCCGGATCCGGAACAGCTTCACTCATCCCAAAGAGAATGGGGGATACTTCAATACTGTGAGTCGATCGATGAGAAGGAAGCGAGAAATGGTCAGGTGATGGCAGAGCAACTCTTTGAGGACTATTGCCGAAAGAGCCAAAGGCTGGCGGTGAAAGGAGCCTTTGGAGATGTGCGGGTGCGAGGCGGCTCAAGGTTGGCGGTGATGCTGGAGCTGGGAGACCTCTCGATCCATCATTTGATGACGGTGGAGCAGGTGACCCATCGGTGGGAGACGAATCTTCACCTGATGGACTTGGAGCTGACAGGGGGTGGCTCTCATTAGTCAACAACTGGCGGAGGTGATCCGCAAACTGAGCAAACAACTGGTGGACAATGTGAAATTTGCCGATGTGATCGTCGGCAAAGTGGAGGCGGTGGCGCCGCTTCGAATCCGAATCGAGCAGCGGGGCATCTTGCCGGCGGAATTTTTTCGGCTGACCCGCAATGTAGTGGATTATGAGGTGGACATCGAGGTGAGCCATGGGACTGAAAACCGAGCCGGCGGCAGCGGCGACCCGGCTTTTGCCTCTCACAATCACGACTACCAAGGACGAAAGAAAATCAGAATCTACAATGGGCTGAAAAAAGGAGAAGCGGTCTTTTTGCTCCGCTGCCACGGGGGGCAGGAATTTATCGTGGTGGATCGAATCCATGACCACATCGTCAGCGGTGAATGGCTGTAGAAGGAAATCGGCGGAATTTGTCTAATATAATGGGTAATATGGCATGAGAGGCAAGGAGCTGATGAGATGAAAAAAATGATTTTGGCAATCCTTTGTATCGCCCTTTGTGCGCCCCTTTTCACAGGAGCGGCAGAGGCGAAGCGAATCATTGTGAGATTGGAAAAGCCACCGATTACTTGGCTGGACATCGCTGAAAGAAAATATATGCGGGATAAATGGAAAAGTGACCGCCGAAAAGCTTGGGAACAGCTAGAACCCAACTATGACATCGAAGAGGTCATCTACGAAGGCGAAGCCTATTGGCGATGCACACCGAAAGCGAAAATCCTGAGTGGCTATGCCATCGAAGTGGTGACCCAAACCGGAACTTGGTATAGAGATGAAGAAATCGATAATCCGGACTATGGGGATCCGGAGAAAATCATTTATATCAAACTGAGCGAGCTGAGTAATTCTATCCCGGGGTTCAATTAGCAAGGAGCTGATGAGATGAAAAAAATGATTTTGGCAATCCTTTGTATCGCCCTTTGTGCGCCCCTTTTCACAGGAGCGGCAGAGGCGAAAAGAATCATTGTGAGATTGGAAAAGCCACCGATCACCTGGGCGGACATGGCGAACAGAAAAGCTATGCGGGATTTTGGCAAAAGTGACCGCGAGAAAGCCCGGGAACAACTGGAGCCCAAATATGACATCGAAGAGGTCATCTACGAAGGCGAAGCCTATTGGGAATGCACACCGAAGGAGAAAATCCTCATGCCAGGTTATTCCAGAGAAATGATAATTGCAAACGGATTTCGGCTTGAAAAGTATGAAATCGATAATCCGGACTATGGGGATCCGGAGAAAATCATTTATGTCAAATTTAGCGATCTGAGGGATACCTTTTTTCGGTAAGGTGCGAGTAGCAAGGAGCTGATGAGATGAAAAAAATGATTTTGACAATCCTTTGTATCGCCCTTTGTGCGCCCCTTTTCACAGGAGCGGCAGAGGCGAAAAGATAATTAGCAGGGAAGAAACCGTTTACATTGTAAGCGGTTTTTTTTGTTGCCAAAAAGGAGGTGGAAGATGCTACCACAAGCAAAAAATATCGAGATTCTTCAAGATTTTGAAATTCGAAAAGAACCGAATTTGACTTATGAAATCCGTCGAAGAAGTGATTTGGAGAATGACGAAATCAAGGGAGATATTGCCGGACTTGAGGCAATGAGGCAGGCGATTTATAAGATTATTTTCACGGAGCAAAGGGATTATGTGATTTACAGCTGGGGCTATGGAATTCGATTGCGTGATCTATTCGGTAAGCCAATTCCTTTGGTCAGAGCGGAATTGCCTCAGCGATTTATTGAGGCGCTTCTCAGGGACGACCGAATCAGTGGTGTAATGAATTTTACAATTAACCACGAACGAACGAGAGTATTTATTTCTTTTGATGTGATGACGAATTTAGGAATAGTGCCTGTGAAGAATATCGTATTTCAAGATGGTGAATTGAATTTGGAAAGGAGGTAGAGAATGTTTGAAAAGGAAACGAATGATGCGATTCTAGGGAGGATGATGAAAGAAGTCTCTTCTCAGCGGGATAAGCGGGAGGGGAGTATTATTTTTGATGCCCTCGCACCGGCGGCGATTGAATTCATGCTCTTGTATCAGAAGCTGGAATGGTATATCCGGCAATCCTTCGGCGATACCGCGGAGCGAGATTATTTAATTCGCCTGGCTCTAGAAAGGGGCTTGGTTCCGAAGGTAGCGACTTTTGCTGTCGTTAAAGGGATATTCTCGCCGGCAACACTCAATGTCGAAATCGGCGAGCGTTTTTCAGTAGAATCAGTAAATTACGCTGTTGTAGAAAAGCAGTCCGCCGGAGTGTATTTATTGAAATGCGAAACTGCCGGCACTATCGGAAATCATAGCAGTGGTCAATTGATACCGATCGGCTATATTGAAGGCTTTGAAAGTGCATATTTATCGGAAGTCACGATTCCCGGCGAAGATGAAGAAGGTACTGAGGTCTTCAGGGAAAGATATCTGACGTCATTTAATAGCAATGCTTTTGGCGGAAATATTGATGACTACAAAGAAAAAGTCCGGAAAATCGACGGTATCGGCGGGATTAAGGTATACCCTATCTGGCAAGGCGGCGGAACAGTGCGAGTCGTTTTCGTGACGTCGGAATTTAAACCGCCGACGGTGGAATTTATTAATCAGGTTCAGACCATTGTCGACCCAATCCCAAATCAAGGCAACGGCTTAGGCACTGCTCCGATTGGTCATATCGTGACGGTGCAGGGGGCGAGGGATTCTCAAATTAATATTGAACTGAATCTAGCCTTTGTGAGCGGTATTACCTTTGATGATTTGAAAGGTGCAGTTGAACGGGTCATTGATGAGTATTTCGCGGAGCTCAATCGAACTTGGGAGCAGACCCAAGTCGCAACGACGGAACAATATAGCAATTCCGGATTGATTGTCCGGATTTCACAAATCGAATCACGCCTTCTGGATGTGCCGGAAATATTAGATATTCAGGACACAAAATTGAACGGCTCGACTGCTAATCTTGTGCTTGGGCTGGATGAACTCGCCGTAAGGGGTGAGCTCATTGGCTAGAAAAATACAGGTCGAGAGGTATTATCCACTGGCGGTGGGTGTGACTTCAGAATTTCAAAGTATCGCCAGAGCAGAAAATCTGGAATTTGCGAGAATTCATGCAGCTTTCTATAAATGGTTTCTCAATGGCTTCGTGCTGGATTTTGATGAAGATGGTGCAAGGCGCTGGGAAGAGATGCTGAAATTATCGCCTAGGTCGACAGATGATTTGGAGAAAAGGCGACAACGAATTCTAAGGAAAATCGTCTCCGAGCTCCCTTATACCCATCAGCGACTTGAAGAAATGCTAATCGGTGTTTATGGGGAAGGTCAGACTTCGATTGAACTAGATTACGGCGAATATACACTTTTCGTTGAAATCAGCCGAGCATTAAAGCCTTATATTCAGGCGATGTATATCTGGCTTCGAGTGATTGTTCCGGCGAATTTGTATATTTTGCTGAAAAATACGACTCGAGCAGAAGGCGAGATTTCATTTGGCGGTGTCGTCAGTCAAGTTTCTTACAGTTGTGTGAAACCTTTTAGTGAGCTAACTTTGAAAGACGCATCAGGAGCGACGTATTTCGGCGGCTTGGTAAAACAATATAAATTTACAAAAGTAAAGGCAGGTGACTAAATTGGCAAAGTTTCCCAGAATTGTGCTCACAAAATCAGGAAAAAATATGATTGCCAGCTCTCAGGTAGGAGAGAAATTAATTTTCACAAAAGTCCAAATGGGCGACGGAATCATTGGTGAAGCTGATGAAATTCAAGATTTCATTGCACTCAAGCAGCCGAAACTAGATTTAACAATCAAAAAATCAGAAAACAAAGGCAACGGCCAAATTGAAATCGTTGCTGTAGTGGATAATTCCGGCTTGACGAGTGGATTTTTCGGCCGAGAGCTTGGGTTATTTGCCAAAATCGGCGACTTAGGGGAAGAAAAACTATATTGCTACACCAATTCCGGCACTCAAGCCGACTATATTTCCGCTGATCCAATTGAAGATGGAACTCCCTATAAAGACTTCATCGCAATTGATGCAGTGATTGGCAGCTCACAGAATGTGACTGTGGTAGTCGATGAATCAAAAATTTACGTGACTGAAGAAAGATTGGAAAGTCACAACGAAGATCCAAACGCCCATGAGGATTTACTTGAAAAACTTCCCTCCGGCGTGCCAACCGGTACAATTATCGCTTGGGCAGGAACTACGCCGCCAACAGGCTTTATGGAGTGTAATGGTGCGAGCTTGTCAACTACGACTTACTCAGGACTATTTAACGCGATTGGCCATACTTGGGGCGGTAGTGGTAATAGCTTTAAGATTCCTGACTTCGTGAGTGCGGCGAGGTTTTTGAGAAGTCAGGGCAATGGGCTGAGTGTAGGGGATGTTCAGGAAGATGCGATTCGAGATATCAAAGGTAGAGTAGGAGCCACACCTGGCAACAAACGAGGCAATCAACCTCCACCTGTAGCAACTGGAGTTTTTAGCGCTTTCGCAGAGTTCGTAGGACACAGTTCAGCAGTTAATGAAGGCAATTCATGGGGATTCGACATTGATATCAGTAGAGTTGTGCCTACTGCAGACGAAAATCGTCCTAAATCAGCAGTCGTCATGTATTGCATTAAAGTGACTGATGAATATGTGAATCCGGAGCAAGTGGATATGTCCGAGGTATCACGAGGGATTGCGGAGCTTGGAGTAAATAAAGCTAACCGAACAGAGATCAAAGAGCTTGCAAGAACGAGGCTGTGGCGGAGTGATGTGAATGGCGGCTATGATTTGATGCCAGTAAAAAACACGCCTACTATCGTTGAACACAATCTTAATCTTGATATTGAAAACGTCAGGTGTGACGTGTTATTAGAGTGTGTGGCTGACAATGGCACTTATGTCGTTGGGGACGTTGTTCGGTGTTTCTGGACGATGAGTGGTGCAAACAATGAGTTACCACTTATACCATTTCTCACAGCGAGCACGATACAAGTAAATACAGGTAATCATAGTAACGGTGTTTTTGTGTTTAATAAAAGCACTGGTGCAGCTTTTGCTGTCACTTTGACTAACTGGCGATATGTTTTCCGAATTTGGTACTAAGGAGGATTTTAAATGAGTAAAATAATTTATTACTGGCATCCGAATCATGGAATTTATACAGGGTCTTTTATTGAGGGGGCGAGGAAAGCGACTGTTAAAGAAATTAAGGAACACGAAGAAAAGATTGCATTGGAATCCAAAAAATCTGAATTGAGTGCTAAAAGGCAGAAACTACTTGAAGATTATAAATTTGCTGAGATTGTCGGCGATGCTGCTGATATGGAGAGAATTAAAGAAAAACTAATCGAATTAAATGAAGAAGCATCTGAAGGGTAAGTATCTATATTGCAACATACTATTTGTTTGGATATAATACTGCTATAAAGGCATGAGAGGAGTTTGTTGTGAGAAAATTTATTGTAAATCATGTGCTTTCGTTGCCTATTATCCCCTATAGGCTTCGGAGAATCTTATATCAAATTCTTGGGTTAAAAGTATCTAAGAGCCAATTTTGGTCAGGAGTCTTCTTTGATTCTTTGGATGTAGAGTTTGGAAAGAGGTGTTTTGTAAATAGAAATTGTACTTTTTCGAAAGGGGCTAAGTTAGGAAATAATATTTCGATTGGCAGAAATCTTTTAATGCTTTCTACTAATCATGATTATTCTTCTCCAGAACGCAGAGGCGGAAAAGCATCTCAGTTACCAAGCTCTATTGAAGATGGGTGCTGGATTGGTGCAGGGGTCACAATTCTCCCTGGAGTTATCATTAAAAAGGGGTGTGTAATTGCTTCGGGCGCGGTAGTGGTAAAGAATTGTGAACCTAATGGTTTATATGCAGGTGTTCCTGCGAAGAGAATAAAAGATTTACCTCTATAACAAAACATAGTTTCATATTGCGGTAAAAGCGGCTGAATAAAATCAGTCGCTTTTTTAGTGGAAAGGAAGTGGGAGGGTGTGAATTATAACGAGGCAGTAGCCTTTTTGAAAAGCATATTAAAAGTTAATCCTGACATGATGTACTACGGCTCACTGCTTGGGGCGGGCATTACTGTAGCGGTCGGCGGGTTTGATAAGACTTTGAATATGCTTGTTGTACTGATTGTAGTGGATTACCTGACCGGATTAACTGTCGACTTCAAAACAAAGTCTTTAAGCTCTAATGTTGGCTTTAAAGGGATAATCAAAAAATTAGTGATATTTGCGTTCGTAGCTTTTGCAAATACCTTAGATGGGGCGATGCAACTTAATCACCTATTGCGGCCAATGAAGGGTTGAGTATCATTGAAAACATTGAGCGCATGGGCTACGGCAATCATATACCGGAATTTCTAAGGACTAAAATCAACCAACTCAAAAAAGATAAGGAGGGTAGATGGATGAAGAAACCATTGTATGTAAGCAGGCTACTGGAGCGTGCGGGAGTGGGATGCCTTAAAACGATCCTCGAATGAATACGCTTGGGATAATGAGCATGGTGGGCTTTGCACAAACGATGAGAATACTGCTAATCTTTTTAAAGTCATGGATACCTTGCGTGACTGGAATCCGGGTTGGGTAGTGAATACCATTCGTGCGGGCTATAAAAGCGGCTATCGTACGCCAGAAGTAAATAGGGGAGTAGGCGGAGCGGCTAATAGTTGGCACACTAAAGGGTGTGCGGCGGATATTCACAATGCTATGGATTACAACACTAGTGCTACAGCCCTATTTAATACTGTAATGGATGCGGCGAAGGCCCATGGCTTAGAGGGAAAAATCAATGTGGGTCTGTACCATAGCGAAGGTTGGGTGCACATTGAATTTGTTTTTAAGCAAACTGGACATTGGGGCGGGTAAGGTCATCTGGTATCAGCAGAATTGAGGGGGTAAAAATGCTAAAATTTATGCTTGGAAAAACTAGAGGTGCTCAATTTTTAATTAACTTTGGTTTTATACCAAGACTATAGGAGTGAAAAAATGAATGAAAAAAATAATAAGTGGTATCTGTATGTGCTTATGTTTTTTGTTGTTGTCGTTGCCAGTTGCTACTTGCTTAGCCAGTCCGGCAACGTATCAAATAACGGAAGCGGAGCTGACGCAGTTAGAACAGAGCTTGATTCAGCAGGAAAACTCATTAATTCAAGCCTTGAATCTGCAAGAAATGCAGAAAGAGGAATTGAAGGAGCTGAAAACGCAATTAGAGGTAGCCTTGAACGAATTGAGGCAATCGAAAGCCGAGATACAGAGATTGCGGGGCGACTTGGGGAGAGCCTCAGAATCAATAGAGAAAGCCAATCAATTATTCAGGGAATACGAAAAAGAGGTCAAGCGGGCTCAGAGTAGGTTGAAAAGGCAACGGAATCTAGTGTGGTTTGTTGTTGGTCTGATTGGTACATTTTCTATCTCGAAATAAAATTTAAAAATTTTTAAAATAAAAAAAGGAAAAACGTTTTTCAATATAGAATAAAATTAAGAAAAAAGCTTAGCTTCTTTTCTTAATTTATTACACATGAGATAAAAAATTGGGAGTAATAAATGGAAGAGGTGAAAGCGATGAGTGAATATAGTGCTGCCGAAGTAGCATCGTGGTTTTTGGAGAGAAATCAACGAGAGAATTTGAGTGGGGACATGGAATTAATTTCTCATTTGAAATTGCAAAAACTTCTTTATTATGCCCAGGGATGTTCGCTAGCTCTGAACGACTATCCTCTTTTTGATGAAGATTTTGAGGCGTGGAAGCACGGGCCAGTTGTTCCTAAAATTTACGATCTTTATAGCGATAATGGCGCGAATGGAATTACAAAATTTGCCGCTCTATATCGAACTTTTGATGAATTGGATGAGTCGTTATTGGAAGAGGTTTATAAAGAATTTGGTCAATACACTGCATGGAAACTCAGAGATATGACACATGAGGAGATTCCTTGGAGGAGCGCATATAAGGAAGGGCTTTTCCACATACCAATAACCAAAGAGTCGATAAAAGAATATTTTGTGGAGAATTACATCGATATTGAGTAAAATAAAAGAAAAAAAACAACCTCCTAGGGTGTCGAGCAAAGCTGTTGCAGATAATATAGGGCGCAATCCCGAATCAGAGCATATAACTTTTTGTTTTAAATATTTGACCAATAACAACAAGTATACATTTAACCATTTCAAGAAAGATCAATCGCGTAACGAATTGAAATGTAGGAAAAATTTGGATGACCTATTAAGTACATTGGCGCAAAGCTCATGGTTGGAGATTGGCAAGAGAGACAAAACCACTATAGGTGGCTATGAGCTTCTGTCGGTCAAGTCGTTTAGCATTCCAGCCCAGAGTTTAAATGTTCAAAATGACGAAAAACTTCTAAGTTTTAGGTTCGGACCGGCCGACTCTTATCGTCTGGTTGGTTCGAAAAAAGAGCGTTCGTCGGTTCTCCATGTAATCGCGTACGATTTCGACTTCACTCTGTATAATCACGGCTCATAAAACCACCCTTCGGGGTGGTTTTATTTTTACCCTAAAAATTCCACTTTAAAAAATCTGTAAAAATGATATTATAATTTCGGAAGGTGAAACAGATGATTATAGTAGACGGAATAAAAGTAACAGCAGACGAAGGCATTACCACTGACGAAATCGAGGATATCGTGAGGCAGGAGAAGAACCTTTGGAGTGCCAATGGAAAGCAGATCGCAACAATTGATTTAAAACTTGAGGGCGATGAAATAGTATTAACAGCCGTTGAGAAGTCGCCTATAAAACGAGTTCGCCGTATTACCGGCTATCTCTCAAATATTGAAAGTTTCAACGATGCTAAGCAAGCAGAGTGCCGGGATAGAGTATCGCACGGTAGCTTGTAACCGTGTTGTAACAATCAAACGAAAAATCCTTGATATTACTGGGTTTATAATGTAACTATCAAATGACCATCAAATAAACGTTGAGCCGTCATCCTTAATCGGGTGGCGGTTCTTTTTTTATGCCTGAAAATAAATATAAAAATTTATGAAAAAAGACTTGCGTTTATTATAGAAATTTGTTATACTTAAATCAGAAAGGAGGTGGAAAACAAAATGCCGAGAGAGGCAAGGGATTGGGTAGACTGGGCAGCGTTCTTGTTGGTGGTA